ATGGACGGCCTCGAGGATGCATTCGAGAACGATGATATCGAAATTGCCAGCGTCCAGACGCGAACGGAGCTCGCGGTGGTGGGTGATGACTGAGGTTGTCTGTGAGTACTGTGGTGACTCGTTCGACAAGCGAGGTATCGGCGCACACCAAGCCCACTGTAGTGAGGCAAACGAGGAGGAGATGCAGCCCAAACGATCCGGTTTCGAGGCCGAAGTCCGAGCTCGCGATGACGAACAGTGTGTCCGATGTGAGAGCACCGAGGCACTCGTTATCCACGAAGTTGATGCCGACGTCGGCCACGAACGCGCAAACGCTGTGACGCTCTGTAAGCCGTGTGAGCAGGAACTCAGTGGACTCCATCCCCTCACGAAACGGACGAAGATCCGCGCCCAGTAATCTGCCGACATCCTACTAATGACTGACTACACTGAGGACGTTGTCGTCGAAGCCCGAGTACCCGTTGAACACGCCGAATTTCTGGAAGAATGGGCAGATGCTATTGGATGCGATGTTGCTGACGTCGCTGGAGACAGCGTCTCGCAGTTCTTGGAGGAACAGCCAACCAATGATTGATACCCCAACCACCCAGGCAGCCGATCTATTCGCCCACTGTTCGGGGTGCCACCGTGTCTTCGAGAACGAGGCACTGATGGCACGCTTCCAGGCGAAGACTGGCGGACACGACTGACACGGTTTGCAATTTACATAATCTATGTCTGATAATAACGTAGGAGCTCCAGAAGGCAACGATAACGCTGTTTCCCACGGGCTCTTCCAATCGCGAGAGAATCTTCGGAAGAACCTCTCCGATCGTGAAGAGCGACTGCTCGTCGACGTCGCCGTCGACTTGATCGAGCGATTCCCCGACGAGGCTGACGTCGGAGCCTACGAGCGAGGTGCGATCGAAAACATCGCGCTTGACACCATCAAGCGGATGCGAGCCAACGAGTACATCCTTGAGAACAACTTCATCGACGAGACTGAGAAGTCGAATCGGGCCAACCAGGTGTACTCGCGAATCATGAGCGATACCACGGCTGAACTGGAGAAGCTCGGGCTCCTCAAAGAGGGCCCAGCTCTCAAGGACGCAGAGGCATCCGAAGACTGGATGGCTGCCATTTCGGACGCCACCGATCGAGCTGACGACTGACGACGCCTCGTTCTAGAAGTTAACCAACAGTCACCCCCGAACGGTGGCCGGTGTTGGTTAACTGCTGATTCTTGTCGCAATGTCCGCTGAGTCGGCGAATAATTTGCATCTGTTTGTCGAGGGTGAGCAGCGGTACGCTCGGTTCGCAGAGCGCGTGCTCGATCTCACCCTCGCAGACACGCAGACTCGCATTCTGGGCGACGTCACTCAGCACAAGAACACCGTCATTATGTCGGGCAATGGTGTCGGGAAAAGCTACGCTGTTGCTGTCCTCAACCTCGCATTTCTCTACTGCAACCCGGAGGGCTCGGTGATGATGACGTCGGGCTCGTACGCCCAAATGTCGGACACAGTTTGGAGCGAGATGAAGTCACTGCTGAAGGACGCCAGAGAGCGTGGATTCCCACTGCCGGGGACGATGAAAGAGTCTCCGCCTCGTATCGAATTCGACGATCACCCGAGTAAGGCGTTCCGCGCTATTTCGACGACGAACCCCGGTTCGCTCGAAGGGCGCCACGCTGAGAAGATGCTCGTCATCGTTGACGAGGCGGACAAGCCCGAAGTCGGGACGGACGTCATCGAGTCGGCTCGCTCCTCAGTGACGGACGACAACGACAGGTTCCTCGTTATCGGGAACCCACCCCGTTCAGAAGCGAATTCAATGTACGATCTCCTCGCAGGAGACAACTACCACACTATCAATTTCTCCTCGTTCGACTCCAACAACGTCCGCATTGAGGCGGGACTCGGCGACGGTTCGACGATACCTGGCCTTGTCGGACTCGAACAGCTCGAGGAGGACTACGCGTTGTGGAACAACGACGAGCTCCCCGATATCGAGGAGGCAATGTCGCAAGTTGAATCGGACGAGGACGGCATCCTCCGGCCAACGAAGGATGGACTCGACGAGCGCTGGGTTCGACGTCGACTCGGCGCCATCCCTGACGACGGAACTGAGTCTGTCCGTCCGTTCTACGCCAACGACGTCGCTGGTGCGGAGGCACGATGGGACGACGTCGGCTTCCTTGACACCGACTATGGCGCGTTTGGCGTCGACATCGCCCGTGGCGGTGACGACAGAACCGTCGTCATCGGTATCACTGACAGCCGGGCTGATGTCCTCGTTGACGTCGAAGCGCCTGGGGATCACCGTCGCAACAAGCAACTGATTATGAACGCCGTCGGTGACGATGGTGGTGTTCCAGTTGTCATCGACGCAGTTGGCGAGGGAAGCGGAGTCGCCGACGAACTCGATACTCAGTACAACATCACTCGTTTCAAGGGTGGTTCGAACGCTCGAGAGCCGTCGAAGTACTACAACCAGCGCTCTGAGGCACTTGGAAAGCTTGGTGAGTGGCTTGACGACGGTGCTATTGAACGGGGCTCCGATCTCGCATCCGAACTGCGGGCTGCCTCCCGTCACATCGAATTTGAGGAGAAGTCGACTCGGAGTGCGCAGGCGTGGACGGCGACGTCGAAATCAGAACTGAAGAAGTCGGACAAGATGGGGCGTTCGCCCGACTTGGTTGACTCGTTGTCGCTTGCAGCGTGGGGAATGAACGCCGGTTCTGACGAGAACGCTGGCTACGGCTTCTTCTCGTACTAACTCGGACGTTTAATTTTATTGATATTTGCAACTAATGAGTCTTTCAGACAGAATCCGCAATCGGACGAATCAAGCCCGCAAGGCGTTGGTTCGCTCAGAACCATCGCCTCAGACGCGACAAAACAGTGGCGACTACGGACACTTCTCGGTTCGGGGCGAAGTCAACCGAGTCGGCCCTGATCAGGGTGACTTAGAGCAGTACTGGGATCAGTATCGATCGAATCCACTCGTTCGGCGCGGGATCGACATCTTCGCCGACGACGTAGTGGCACCAGGATACCGTGTCGACGCCGACAGCGACGAGCTCGTTGCCGAACTAGAGGAGTGGCTCTCAACGTCAGCGATTGTCGGGGGCGAATCCCACCGTGACTTTACCGAGATACTCGAGGGCTCAGTCATCCACGAAGAGGTTCGCGGAACGGCAATGGTGGAGAAAGTGCCGACGAAAGAATCTCCAGAGGAAACGTGGGGGTTTCGGCTCGTTAACCCCAGTACTGTCGAAGCTTACACGTATGACTCTCAAGCCGTCCTCATCCGTCCCAACGACACAGATACTGATGGAGTCAAACTGACGCCACGTGGCGACGCAGCTGCGTACGGACAGTGGGGCGATGGGGCACTCGCCGGGCCATTTAACAAGGATACCGTCTACCTGAGCCAGGACGACGTCGTCAAACTGATCCAAGATCCGGACACCGCTGATATCTTCGGGAACTCGACGATCGAGGCAGTCTCCGAAGAGATTGCTGAGTTGAGTCGGATGATTCACGATCTCGGTGAGGCAATCCATTCCAAGTCGTATCCACACTGGATCTTCAAGCTTGGCGAGCCAGAGGGCGACGTCCAGAACCCACGTGCGGGCATCTGGCCCGAAGAGGAGATGAAAGCGTACCGTGACGAGCACAAGAAGGGCAACTGGGAAGTCGGTAACAAGGACTTCGTCCCCGGCGACGTCGAGGTGGAGACAATCTCCTCGGACGTCCCCGAAATTGAGAACATACTCAACTGGCTTGTCGAGGAAATCATTGCTGCCCTTCCTGTTCCGAAGTACAAGCTGGCCCACACAGACAACATCAATCGCGACGTCACAAGCGAGCAGGCGCCTCAGTACGAGCGCCGTATTGAATCGAAGCGACACCGGCTTCAGAACGCATTCACACCAGTGCTCCAGGAAAAGGCAGAGCAGCTCGGGTACGGGCCGGAAGTTGTCTCAACGATTGAGCTGAGTATCGAGGAGCCTCGCGAAGAGAATCCCCTAGAGCGCGATGGGTTCGACGCCGAGGAATTTGCTCAGTTTGCGCAGGGACTCAAGGCTGCATCAGGAGGCGATGGGAGCCCTCGTGACATCGTTTCTGCCGATGAGATGCGTGGGCTACTCGGCCTCCCAGATCGGGACGACGTCGACGAGTCGGCACTCGAGTCCGGACTGGATGAGTCGGATTCGAACGTCCGGGCGGAGTTTGAGGAGCTCTACGGTGAGCCGGCAACGCCCGACTCTGTTGGCGATGGCGCCGACGTCGAACTTGACACGTCTGCCGATGATGGTGACTCCGAGACAGTAGACGCCTAGCGCCCACTCGACTCTCAGCTGGTTACCGTTTCTGTCGCACTAAAGTACTGTTTCGCAACTATCGATACTTCACCCACACACACCTGTGCCAACCACTGATCCGACGCGAACCAAGACTCTCCGAGGCGACTTCGAGAGCGACGTCAACAAACGATTCCGTGCGATCAAAGGCGACGTCCGCGAGGTTGTCGAGGAATTAGATGTCCTCCAGCTTGGGCGCCAGACTGCCGTCAACAGTGTTCCAGATCCACGCGACTATCAGTTCCTATCTAACTCGAAGAAGCGTCAGCGCTTCCAAGCGTGGCTTCGCGAACAGATCGATAACGGGGTGCTTGAGCCGACTGATGCGCCCGCGTTCCGTCGTGGCGAGCACTGGACGGCTCAGTACGTCCAGAAAGCGTATGCGAAGGGTGTCACTGACGCGGGTGCCAAGATTCGCCAACAGGGGGGCGACGCCCAAGTATTCGAGAACCTGGGAGACGTCTTCAACCAGCCAGTCCACTCGTCGAAGATCGAGCTGGTGTACGCTCGAGCCTACGACGGGCTTGAGGGAATCACCCAGGAGATGGACACCCAGATATCTCGCGAACTCTCGAACGCTATCTCGGAGGGGTGGAACCCCCGCAAGGCAGCTCGGAAGATCAACGATCGCGTTGACGCAATCGGGATGACTCGAGCGCAGACACTGTCGCAGACGGAGATCATCCATGCCCACGCGGAGGGCACGCTGGATCGGTTCGAGTCGGAAGATTTCACCGAGGTGGAGGCTGACGTGGAACATCAGACAGCCGGCGACAACCGGGTGTGTCCGAAGTGTGCGTCGTTGCAGGGCAACACGTACACGCTTGAGGAAGCACGGGGGAGAATTCCGATCCATCCACGGTGTCGCTGTAGTTGGATTCCGATTGTAGACGACTGATTCTCGCTGTTTTGGCGATTTTTGGGTTGTTTAAACGACGATGGATGCGATCATAATCAAATAATATAATGTCAGCCGAAAAAGAGACACATCTAAAATTATACATCCTCTCTGGTAATGTATATAGCGTTTCTAATGGCTACTTTTCACCAGATTTGGCGGATCTTGGCGTTGATGGATCTGCTTCTTCTGTTCAGCAAGCTACGTCAGACTATATTTATGTCCTAGGTGAGGATGACACTGGAAGCTTCTTCGCGAAGTATAAGAAGATTGATGGGACTGACGATGAAAATGTGGAGCAGTCGTGGCGAATTCATGGTGTAGATCCTGATGCGTACATCGGATTCTGTGATACACAGGATCCAGTGCTAGCGAGCAGTGGTGCCCTCACACGCTATGACTCCGATACTGCTTCGGAGATTTGGACAGTAGATCCTGGTGAATCTGTCTCAGGTGTAGCGACATTAAGCTCCAGAGATATTGCAGTTGCCGTCGATAGCCCAGAGACACAAATACGGGAGTTTGAACGCACATCTGGCGATCTGGTAAACGAGATCAGCACTGTTAGCCAGCCAACATCCGTTACTCGGGATGACGAGAATCAGTATGTAGTCTATCACGACGATGGGGTGCTTAGAAAGTACGACAGAGATGGAGGTACCCTCTGGAATAATAGCTCAGTAGGAGATTCAAACACTGTGTGGAGGGATCATAATTCTCACTACTACCTAGGGAGTGGAAATGTGTTTGGTGGCTCTCTCGCGATCGTTGGCGATGACGGTGTGACGATAGAGTCTAACTCATTCCCGTTTAGCAATGGCGCGTCTAGCGATGCAATGCCGAGGCTTGTCAATGGGAATATTCGAGTTGTGTACTTTGATGATAGTGGTACTATTGTCTCACGGAATTCGAATTTAAACGAAGAGTACACCGGTGACATGGGAGCGAATGGGGTGCCAGACGGATCACGACAAATGAGTATCCACCCCAGATTCTCGTCGTTCCCCAAAACGTGGGGGGTGGTGGAAGAACCACCAGAACCGCCAGCTGTAGTTAAATCGGCGACAGCGTCATCATCCACCCAGCTAACGGAACCAACTACACCCTCTGGAGTGGCGACTTCAGCCCCTACTAGTGAATCACCTACCATATCGCTGCCACTCAGCCAGCCATCTCTGACGACGAGGGTAACCCCCGATTCCACACCAGCAGCTGCCAGCTTTTCTCCTAAGATAGTTCGCCGTATCTTCATCGAAACGGCGGACGTGATTCCACCAACAGTCACGTTCGAATCGAATACATCTAGAGGTGATGTGACAGTTACTCCAGTCTCGTTACAGGTTGGATCGATGGCGTCTACCATCCAGCCAGCTGCGCTTTCAGGCAAGACGGCACTGTCTGCGCCGAGGAGTGCCAGTTCGAGCATGGATACCCCAGGAGTAGTGTCAACGGTAGCTCCATCTACCACCAAACCAGCTGCCGTGTCGGCGCCCACGATGCCTCAGAGTCTCATCACGGTGACGTCGAGTGCTGAAGGCTTCACCGACACGAGTTCGACGTCGACGGCGACGGTTGGTGGTACGACTACTGCACCCCCGTCGAGTGTTGAGGCTGACACAGGCCTTTTCCACCCAAGCACGATTAGGGAGACTCCCGTACCCGAGTCGCGGTTCCGGTTTGGGTTCAACAGCTACAACGATCTTTGCCAGTACGACGACGATGGTAACGTCGTCAAAACGTTGGACATCAAGATCGATCCAGATGTCCTCGAAGTCGACTCCGAAGGAAATCTGTATATGCACAACGGGAGTGGCATCCTCGCTTCGTACAATTCTGACGGGGTGCTTCGCTGGGAGACTGATGTCTCCAACCTTGAGCCCACTATTGCTCTCGACGACGATGGTGGCGTCTTCGTTATCGACTACTTGGGCGAAGTAGACAAGTACGACTCCCAGACTGGCGATTTAGAGTTCTTCAGTACAGACAGGGTTGATGGTAGCCCAGTTGGCCTTACAGCTGACGGATATGGCGGTGTCTATGTCACGACTGAATCCGCTGGCGGTGATGGGTACTTTGCTCGGATTAATCTAAACGGAGATCTTGTCTCCCAGAGATCTCACTTCGATTCTGATGGTGTCTCTGCGCCGATTCGGGCGCCAAATTCAGACAAGGTTACGTACTACGCAGGGACTGCGTTACGACAGGTAGACGGTACTGACATTAGTGCCGGATTCACGAATTCGACAACATCTCTCGGCAACGTTGATACCGATGTTGAGCCCCAGATAGATGACGACGGGGCGATGTACTTCATCCTCGACGAGGGCGATCGTCGTGTAAAGAAGTACACGTGGGCAAATGGAACTGAGTGGGAGGCCAGTATTGACAGCGAGATTGTCGATTCTATCGATGTCACATCGGCTGGAAGTCTCTATATCAGCTACAGTGACATCTATCGGTTGATACGTCTAGACACTGCTGATGCTTCGACGGTTGGGTGGTTTGACAACCGCGACGTCCGACTGTTCGAGATGGCGTTCTTCCCAGATTACCCAGCCAACAGTGATGGGTGGGGAGATATCAAGATAGCTAGTGCATCTGGAAAGGGTATCACAAGAAAGACTACCACCCAGACGCCTAGTGGTTCTGGATTCAGTGGCGTCTCGGGTGATGGTGCTACGGCAACTGGGTCGTCCACAACTGGTAGTGCGACGGCTGGACTGACACCAACGGTAGAAACGACTGTGTCGGCTCCTACCCCGACAATGCCTGCTACTGCGACGAATACCGCGTCTAGTGTCGAGGGCGACACGATCTCCTCGACGACGCTGTCGACTACGACTCCGACGGTTGATGTCGACATGACGGCAGTACCAGTTGCTGGTGGAACCACTACTACGGTGCCAGTGGAACACGCCACTTCTGCGTCTGGGGCGACTCGTACAACTGGTGCGACGACACTCCGGTTGCCCATTGGGACAGTGTCGGTATTGATGGAAGCGATGGGTACCACCACACGAACACCTGTGCCAACCCCAAGCGTTGTGTCACAGACTGTCCCATCGGTTGCGTCCAAGGCAGTCCAGACGACATCATGCCCGAATGTGGGCGCACTGGAGGGATTCAGTGCCGACGCAGTATCGCTGGCTGTCCAGTCAACGATGTTCGGTGCTGAGACGCTACTTGACGCCGTTCGAGCGATGACGCTTGACATGTCGACAACGGCTGAGGCACCAACTACTGACGCGACGACATCTCGTGCTGCGATATCAACGAGCGCGACGATTGAAACGCCAATACCGATTGTTGAAGCAATAATTGGTGTGTACAGTTCTGGAGCGATTTCGACTCCCACGTTGGATCCTGTAAGTGGACGTTCCGGGGTTGGTGTCAGTGGTAGTCTGGTGTCGACTCCAGTAGCCCTGAGTGCTCCCCAGACGATGTCCGGTGTTGAACCACTGGCAGTGCCCGTACTGGAAGCGACTGCCTCTCTGTCTCCGTCAGTAGGTACCCTCTGTATCTCACAGGCATCACACGTCGACACGACAGTGTCTACGGTTGTCCCCAACGGCACCACTGGGGCAACTATCGTTTCACAGCTGTACAATGCGCTTGCGACGCCACTAGTGCCGTTCGGATACGATCCACGCCTTGCAGGCCCAACCACAGATTCGAATCAGCTACAGAGCCGAGATTCGTCGAATAGTGCATCACTGAGCTCGAGTCAGAACCAGTCCGACATTGTTGATGGATCGAACAGTTCTACACTGAATGTCTCCACCAACGAGATCGACGTCGAAGTGACTGAGTAAGTTGGATAGCGTTTGTCACCGAGGCATGTACGCTATCTATCCTGCAGTGAAGTGTTACTACCCCAGGGAGCATAGTAACAGACGAGAAACGGGTTTGCTGCTGGCAGATTGTAGACGTGGTTTTGTCGCTACTTATGGCATTTCTTCATGACGAAGGGGAGCTTCTCGTCCTCGACAACGCCTTTTCCGGCCGTGATGTCGAGGTTGGGCTCTTTGATAACAGCACTGATGCGCTTGCAGAGGGCGACGGCTATAGTGCGATTTCTACCGAGCCAGATGGTGCTGACTACGCAGTACAGAGTGTGACTGGGCCCACCGTTACGCAGGACGCGGGCACTACGTCTGTCGAGATGGGGGCACTGTCGTACAACGTCTCTGACGCCACGTCGAGCGTTAACTACGTCTTCGTTCGAGACACCACATCTGGCGATCTGATCTTCACAAATGAGCTGGATCAGTCGTACGATCTTGGTTCCATTGACACGCTGGATCTCTCCAACGTGGGAATGGAACTGGACTAACTCTTACTGACACATATGGGTGAGACGTTCTCTCTCGCAGCTGGCGATACGGCACCCAGCTTTCAGGCTACCCTGTTAGACGGAGCCGGCAACGGTGTCGATCTTACCGATGCCAACGTTCGGTTCCAGATGTACCAGCCTCGCGGTGGGGACGAACTCATCGACGAACCGGCTGACGTTATCGACGCAGAAGGCGGTGTCGCACGCTACAACTGGGACGCGTCGGACACGAATGAGCTGGGCCGGTTTCGGGCCGAGTTCGTTGTGACGTACAAGTCGGGGGCTGTCGAGACGTTCCCGAACGTTGGCGCGCACGACGTTGTGATCACACGATGACTACTGAGACTACTGAAACTGACACTGTCGAGCACACGACTACGTCTTCGAACCCCACCGGCGTTGCCCGGTGTGAGGCTCTCGAAGATCAGTCGGAGCCGTATATCGTCCACGGCGTCGCGATTGGCGCCAACGAGGTTACGTACGGCAAGAACGGGCCAAAGTTCTGGCCCGATACGGCGCTTGATGCGTCCGTACAGTCGCTCGTCGGTGTCCCACTCAACAAGAACCACGACGACAAAACCGTCGAGTCTGTCGTCGGAGAAGTAATCGATGCTGGGTTCGAGCCCGGTGTCGGGATCGTCTTCGAGGCCGAAATTGACGACGAGGATCTCGCCACGAAGGTAGCGCGGGGGCGACTCGAAGTCTCCGTCCACGCCGTACATGGCGACGGTGGGCGCACCAGCGAGGGCGAAGTGATTGTCGAAGACGTCCGCTTCCTTGATCTCTCGCTCGTCCCACGTGGTGGCTCACCAAGCAACTACGTTGAGGCTGGAGGGCACCCCAGTGAAGTGCTGGCCTCGCTTTCCGAGTCAGACGTTGATGCGATCCTCGCGACGAGTGGTTCTGATTCTACTACAAACATGACTGACGAGAATACTGACGACATCGAACCGGACAACGAAGAGGCAGAGGTTGAAGTCGACACCGAGTCGGAAGACACCGAAGAGGCCGAACTCAAGGGCGACGAACTTCGCGACGAGGTTGCAACGCTTCGCTCTCAGAATCAGGAGCTTCGTAACGAGCTCCAGAGTGTTCGCCTCGAGTATGCGAGCCAGCTTTCGGAGGATACCCACTTCGAGGCGGAAATGCTCGCAGAGAAGTTTTCTTTCGACGAACTCCGCGAGACGTTTGAAGAGGCAGAGGCCTCGCTCGTCACCATCACCGACGACGAAACGTCGGAGGCAACGCCGGCACCCCAAACTGGGGGCGAAGGCGACGCCGAACTTTCCACCAGTGATGAGTCCGAGTCTGATGCCGAAATTGCTGAGCTTGAGTCCAAGATCGAGCAGTACGATTCGATGGGCTGGGACGCTGCGAAAAGCGATGCGGAGCAGCGTCTCGACAAGCTCCAGGCTTAATTACTAACCCACGCGAGCGGGGCTCGCTCGCTCCCTTTCTGCTGTTTTCGGGTGTCCGTTGACAGCAGTCTCCGTTTAGTATCAGTTTTCTGGTACTTATATCTCAACAAATGAGTACTATCCTTTCTAACGACGTTATCGATCAGGAAGCAGTCCGCGCTGAAGTCGAAGAGTACGCCCAGAAGAACCGAGTCTTTCGTCAGGCATTCCGGCCCATCGACAGCACCAGTATCGACTCGAACACCGTCGAGATCCCCGTCCTCGACGAAGCCCGCGCTGCGGGTGTCGTCGACGAAGGAACGGCCTATCCGTCTGCCGGTGACGCGACGCGAAAAGTCACCGTCGAGCACAACAAGTACGGTGTCGAAGTCGAGCTCACGTACGAGTCCATCGAGGACGCGCTGCTCGACGTTATCGCCCTCCACACTGAGGAGAGAGCAGAAGATCTCGCTGACTCCCTCAACGAAGCTGCGTTCGAGGAGATCACCGAGACGGACGGCAACGGCAACCTGGTGAATCTCCAGGGCTCTGTCATCGGCGATGGTGCCGGGGCACTCGCGTACCCTGACGTGGTTGACGCCATGACGGCCCTCGAGTCGAATTCGTACAATCCGGATCTCCTCATCGTCAGCGCCCAGTCGAAGGGTGACTTGCTGAAGTCTGAGGCATTTACTCGCGCCTCCGAACTCGGTGACGATGTCGTCCGCGACGGTGCATTCGGACAGGTTGCTGGTATCGACGTCATCGTCGACGACTCGGGCAAGACTGGTGCTGGTGAAGCGATGATGTTCGCTTCCAGCAAGTACGGTATCGAGTCCCAGCGTGAGGCGATGGCTTCACAGCAGTACGAAAAGGAGTCTGAGAACAAGATCATCGTCCAGGTTCGGAACCGGATTGGCTGGAAGGCCATTCGCCCCGAAGCTGGCGTCAAGATCGAGGCCTAAGCGGGCCTCTCCTCGCCGACGCAACTCTCCTCCCTCTTTCATTCTACTCATGCCACGAATTGCTCCTCACGACGTCTCCGAAATCCTTGAAACCGAGCTTGATGTGGGCGACTTGTCTGCCTTCATCGAGGATGCGCACATTGTCGTCAACCGACGGTGTCAGCCGTTTACTGACGACGAAAGCGCTCTTGCGGATGTTGAGACGTATCTCGCAGCGCACCTTGCGACTGCGAAGGAGCCCCGTGTGTCCTCGACGTCTGGTGCCGTCACCGAAGTGAATCTCGACACCGACGCCGATCGCTACTGGAATCGAGCGATGTTGCTTGATCCGACGGGGCGCCTCAATGCGCCCCAGCGTGGCTACTCCATCTACTCCGCATAAATCCAATATACTTTTTGACACGTATTCATGTCCACTCCTAATTCGCCTCCGAAGTCGCGAGAACCACGTGATGACGAGATGCACCCTGATCAGTACGAGTACCCGCCTGGGCTGATGCCGGGTGCCGAACCCGAGTACGACTGCATCAGAGCTGGTGGCGAAGTCACGATCTACGAGATCGACGCACTGTCCGAGACACGGATCAAGTCGGACGTCCACCTGGACGTGATTCGCTGATGGCTGGAGTCACGATGCTTGGACTCGATGGCGTCCTGGATGCACTCGACTACGACGGCTTTGGTTCGAGAAAATACCGCGTCGGGACAAATACCGAGTACGCAGTCTACGTCGAGTACGGGACTGCCTCAAACCAGGCACAACCGTACCTTCGCCCAGCTGTCGAACGAGCTGTCAGCGAGCTTGATCAGTACACAAGCGACGTCGACAGTGTTGACGAACTCATCGAGCATCTCGCGTTGAAAATCGAAGAGTACGCGAAGAAGAAAGCGCCCGTTGATACTGGTAATCTTCGGAGTTCTATTTCTGCCCAACGAGTCGCATGACTGCGCCTGGACAGGTTGCGATTGCTCGCGCACACCAGATGCTTGGACGCGATTTCCGCGTCGTCAACTACGAGTTTGAGGCGAACAATGGAGGTGAGAATCCGTACGCCGACGGCGACTGGGTGGAGGCCGACACATCCCCCCAGACGGCTTCAGCGACGATTGACTTCGGGGGCGAACCCGAGCGCCGTTCCGGACAAGGAAACGGTGTTCAAGTTGAGCAGGACGCTGTCATCTACCTCCAGCGAAGTGGAGCTGATATTCAGCCCGGAACTGGTGACGAGGAGCGCGCAACCGAGTTTGTTGACACTGAGGTGGGATCGGAGTACCGCACCGTCGCAGTTGAAGAACAGCTCCATCTCACCGCAGTCCACGTCGAGGAGATCTAACTATGCCTGAAACGATTCCGGATCCCAAACTGACTGTTCGCGATATTCTCCGCGACTCGTGGGACAACGATTCTGTTGCCACCGCGCTTGATGATCGCGATATCCACACTGGCTGGTTTGATGACGGCAAGGGCTTCCCTCAAGTTGCGGTGTCAAATCGGGACGAAAATGTCGCAGGTGGCGGACAGACTGGTTTCTCGGCTATTGCCGGCGACGGTGCCGGTGGCGTTCAGAACCGGACAGGCACCGTCCTCGTAACGGCATTCGCGGGCTCCCGCGAGGACTATGAAATCACTCAGGGCCAACGATTGCAGGCCGAGCAGATGGGCAACGAACTTTCCCGCGTTATTGGGCACAATCAGTCGCCAAGCGAACATCTCACACTGGCTGTTGGCCCGCGAACTGATCTCATCGACGACGACGCCAGTCCGACTGAATACGCCGTCCAATTCCAGGTTCGGTACACCTGGACGAAGGAACCGCCTCGTAACTAACGCTGCTCGTCGCGAGTAGCGTCGTACCATTTCTGACACTTTCTATTAATGACTAATCAAGCGACTCAGGCAGACACTGGCTTTCGTAACCACCGCGTCGAATTCGTTCGCGAAGACGATCCCGGCGTCACTCCGGACAACCCGGAGTACGAGCTGTTCTCGGATACTCTCGAGACGGCTCTGGTGTGGAGCGCGGACGCCCAGGTTGAGGCACAGCGCGGACTCGGTGACTACAAGATTCAGAACCACTCCACTGGCGCAGAGGATCACCAGGTTAGCGTCGACTATCATCTCCAACGCTTCTTCGTCGACGACTCTGGCAGCCCGCTTGATCCCGCAGGTGATGCCCTGGTTCGGGACGCTGAGGGTGGGGTTCGAAGTACCCACACTGTCGTTGACAGGGCTGATTTCGATGGTGCTCGTACCTACGTTGTTGCACGTGGTGCCTATCCGAACCTGAGCGATCTGTCCGGTGATCCGTCCACTGCGCTCCCGATGGTAGCCAGCCTCGAGTACGAGGCGAAGCGGGTGCGCATGTTCCGAGTCGAACAGCCTGCCGGTGAGACGCTTACCGTGCGTTCAACGTCGGAGTCCGACACGTCTCAGACGCTGACGATTGAGGGCGACGGCGGTGCCCCGTCGGAAGAGGTGATGCTTGACGGAACGACTGGTGTCAGTACGACTGAGTCGTTCGACTCCATCGACGCGTTCGAGCTCAACTCCGAGACTGATGGCGCCGTTGTCGTCGAAGATGGTTCTGGCAGCGAACTCGTCCGGCTCCGTGGGACGGACAACTATGACGGTGCGATTGGCGATCTCGGTGTCCCTGCACTCGGTGACGGTTCGCACGCCGATCCGATTGGCTCGGACTACGAGCATTTCCTCGACGACTACATCAGCCAGGACGGGGGCGACATGGCTGCCGAGGTGCGCTCTGCTTCGTTCTCAGTCGACAACGGGTACGAGAAAAGCGCAGTGATGGGGACGGCCGAACAGGCCATCCACGTCGGAGCCCAGGAGCTCGAATTCACGGCCAGTGTGGCGGGGAACTTCGCCCACCACGAGAACCTCACTGATCACCTGGAAGGCAACGAGTTCGATCTGGTGTGGGAGATGGACGGTGGCACTGTCACCTTCACTAGCGCAGTCCTCTCGGACACTGGCGATGTCGGGCCCGAAGCCGGTGAAGTCATCTCCACGATGGACAACACGTTCCAGCCCAAGTCTGTCGACTTCACTGCGAACTAGACGTCGAGTCCAACTGACTACTACGTTTTTTGTCGCAACTTTTGGGGGACACACACCCCTGTGGGAGCCCCAACTCCCACTAAAACGAGACTGACTCTATGACTTCACAAACTGACGACGATCTGAATATTGCACAGCCCGAGGACTTCTTCGTTCAGCGCGACTCGGACGACAATCTCCAGCCAGTTACCCAGGCCCTCCCTGGTGTTGAACAGGAGATCCGAGTCATCCCGATGTCGATGGGAGATCTGAATGAATACGGGGACACCAACGGGCAACTCAACCCGGCAGATCTGTCGGACGAAGACATCGCCGGCATTCTGAATGCACACTGGTACGACGTCCGAGAGAACGACGACTTCGACGTTACTGCCGAGAAGGTTGACGAAGACATGATCGGCTTCGGACTCGAGGCGCTGATTCAGGCGATCCTTCGTGCATCTGGCTACGACATGCAGAATGCGCTGAACCTTGAGAATCTGGAGATGCTCGAGAGCGTGCCGGAGGGAAAGCTGGACACGATGATGGAGCTGGCCGAGAATCAGCGCTGAGGGAGAAGGCGCTCTGGATCAAACAGCTTCACGACAACGGCTACCGGTTTGTCGGCGACGAGTCATTCTACAAACTGACTGTTCGCGAAGCCCGTGTCTTACTCGAAGGGGCATCTGCCCAGAACGAGGAGAAGGCGAGGCAGTCCGGTAACTCGCGCGGTTCTGGCCCACACGAGCGAGCTCCTGGACAAGCGCGCCAGTCCGATGAAGAGTGGGTACAGCAGCTAAGCGATCAGTAGACTGCGAATTATTATTTTTCATATATAACTGATGAGTTTCACCCCCAGCGGAGATCAAGAGCTCGCAATCGAGATATCGGCCGAAGACAACGCCTCTGGTGCGTTCGGGAACGTAGAGGGTTCTGCGCTCGGGATGAAAGAGGCAGTCGCTGGTGCCGGCGCCGTGTTGGCTGGTGCCGGCGTGGCTGGCCTTGCTAGCGCAGCGAGTGCAGCTGCTGACTACGAGAGCGCGATGGTGGAAGTCGAGAAGGTGACGAATGCCGAGACAGCCGAGGCGATGTCCGGATCGATTCGGGAGATGGCTGAGACGATTCCACTCGCACAGAAGGAGCTCGCTGGGATCGCAGCTGACGCTGGCCGATTCGGTGTGGAAGGGCCAAAGAACATCGAGAAATTCACCGAATCGACGGCGAAGATGGCGTCGGCGACGAACCTGAATACGCAGGAGGCGGGGAAGGCGTTCGCGAAGCTGACTGAGCTTACTAACACGCCAATATCTGAAGTCGAAAATCTCGGTTCGGCCATCAACGAGCTCTCCAATAACACCGCAACAAGCGCGCAGGAGATTACCGACTCGATGATGCGCTCGTCTGGAGCTCTCACCTCGCTCGGGATGAGTCAAACCGAGATCGCTGGGATGTCCGCAGCGATCAACGAAGTCAGTGAGTCCTCAGAGCGTGCTGGGACTCGAATGCGTCGGCTTGGACAGGAGATGGTGAATCCGAAGAAGGTGGGCGATCTGTCGTCCGCGCTCGGCATGACGACGTCCGAGTTCGAGACGATGCGTGAGAAGTCACCCGACAAGCTGATGCTCCAGATGGCAGAGGCGATGAAGCAGGGTGGCGACGAAGCTGACGCGCTAAAGAACGCCCTCTCGACGACGTCACGCCAGGCACTGACTGGGCTTGCCCAGAATATTGATGGGACGAGAGAGGCCCTCGAGATGTCCAGTACTGCCTACGAAGAGAACACCTCTGTCCAAGAAGAGTTCGAGGCGTCCGCAGACACATTCAACAAGAAGCTTCAGACACTCAAGAATCGCCTCCGCAACGTTGGCATCGTGATGGGGACTCAGATCCTCCCCATCCTGATCACCGCGATGAAGCGTCTGGGCCCACTTATCGACGCCTTCTCCGAGGTAAACGAGCGGATGGATGGGATGCCAGCCCTCATCGCCACCCTCGGCGTGGCGCTGACTGGCCTCGGAGCCATCGCTGTCACTGTTGGCCCAGCAATCGTGAGTGCACTCTCTCCTGTACTCTTACCGGTTGCAGCCATCATGGCTGCCGTTGGTGCACTCGGATACGCCTGGAAGAGCAACTTCGGCGGGATTCGGGACACCACTCAGCAGGCCTGGAGCACTCTCAAACCAGTTCTCATCGGTATCAGAGACACCCTAGTGACGGTGTTTGAGGAGTACGCGATGCCGGTGATCCAAAACCTCCGAGCGGTTGCTCAAGAAGAGTTCCGGGCAATTGAGAAGCAGATTGTCCCGACGATGAATCATATCGGCAATGTCGTCACTGACGTGCTCTCGTTCCTGGGTGGATTCTGGGACAAGCACGGCGAGAAAATAATGCAGATTGTCGAGACGAATTTCGCTTTCATTGAGCTCGTAGTTGGGACTGTGATGCGGGCGATCTCGTCCTACATCCAAGTCATCCTCGCACTCATCCGAGGGGACTTCGACGAGGTGCTCAAAATCATCAAGAGCTTCTGGAAGACGACATTCGACGAGGTTCTGAGCTACATCAAAGGGCCGTGGTTGAATGGCATCAAGGCTGCCTTTGGACTCTTCTTTGGCGTCGTCTCTGGAGCCTTCAAAAAGCTCTACAACTTCCTGATTGGGAACTCACTAGTTCCGAAGACATTCAACGAGATTCTGTCGTTCATCACGGGGTGGATTGCGTCGGCCAAGAAAACGTTCAAAACGTTCCTAGGTAACGTATTCTCGATTTGGAAGGGCGGGCTGACGCGTGTCTACAACTTCTACAAGGATACGTTCCACCGAATCACCGATTGGATTCAGGGCACTGGATCAACGCTGTTCGGTTCGGCATTCGGCTCGATACTGGACACCATCATCGGCGTTGTCGACGACATCAGAACCGAAATCAACGCAATCGTCGATACCATCATCGCGAAGATTCAGGACGCGCTTGACTTCGTCGGAACGCTGAACAACTTCAGCTTCGATATCGATTGGCCTGAACCACCAGATATCGTTGAAGATGCATTCAATGGCGATCTCGATATTGATTGGCCAAGTGCACCGAGCTTGGGTAGTGGCGGAGGTGGGGCAAGTTCTGGTGGTGGAAGTAGTAGCGACGACGATGATGACGACGATAGCAGAGACTATGGTGGCGACTTCGGATACGGCGTTGGACTCGCAAGTGGTGGCATCGTCACTGACGCAGTCAACGCTGTGGTGGGCGAAGGCTCCGAAAGCGAGGCAGTCCTCCCACTCTCACGGCTCTCCCAGCATCTCGACACTGCGTACGAGGTAGGAGCCGAGACGGTTTCCACAGGTGGTGTGTCTGGTAATCCCTCGTCTTCTAGTGATTCCTCGTTCGCTGCAACACTGCGCGTCGAGGGAGATAACGATCTCGCGGAGCTGATCCGAGAGAACGCAGAGTTGGTTGTCGAAGAGAATGAGACGTCGAAGTCGAACCGCATCGCACGGATGTAAAACGCAGCTTTTCCCACTTCTATATGACTGATATTTCCTGGACGATTCGGACGCTTGATAACGGCACACTCACTGTCCCCGGTGCTATTGGTAGTTCGCTACCAACGTTCGGTGTCGGACGCACTGTCTCTCTGGAGTTTCTTGCTGACTCTGACGGTGTCGCCTTCGATACCCTACGCGAGTACGCCCGCTACAGTAACGATTCGACGACAAGCACCGGTAGCGATATTCGGGGGAAGCCGTGGTATCACCAGTCGATCCACCCCAGTGCCGGATTCGCGTCTGCGCTTGTTCTGCTCGAACCCGGAACGAGTGTCGGTGAACTCCGGGACTGGTGGGCTGTCATCACTGATGCGTCAATAACCACCACCCCTGTGGGAACCGGCCGTCGGGTTAAACTCGATCTATTCGTCCTCGCTGAAACGGCCGAGTACTCCGAGCGCCAGTTCGTTGTCGACGCATTCGAGGCCGGATTGTGAGTGATACCGTGCTTACCATCGGTGGCGAGCTCGGGGACGACAGCGCAACCACTTACGAGAACCTCAACTCGCTCCAGTTTACCGACGCAGCGTCGTCAATGGGTTCTTGGACTGCCACCGTCCCGTTCGAGTCCAGCTTTGCTGAGTCGATCTTCGAGGATGTCTACATCTACCACAACTCCGAGATGCTGTTTCGGGGCGAGCTAGAGTCGTTTGATACCAACTACGCCAGTGGCACCACGAGCGTGTCTGGACGTGGTGTACTCGTTGCACTTGATCGCCGGACAACCAGTGTGGCGTACTCCAACACAACGGTGTACGACGCGCTCCAGAGCGCCTGGGCCGACACGCAGTACGACGTCAACGTGTTGCCTCCAAACCGTGGCCTGTTCGATGAGACGTACGTGACGCAAGGTGGACACCGAAGCCTGTGGAGCTACGACGGCGACTCACCAACGAACATTCTGAATGACAACGTCGAGGCGACAGCACAAGGCACGCTCAGATTCACCAGCACCAACGTCGTCCTCGACGAGGACTTTGGCGATGGATCGCAACAGGCGTCGATGTATCCTAATACGAACGTGGACAGGGTTGGGATGATACTCGAGACGGTTGATCCTGTCCAGTCGATGACGATGAAGCTCAAGAGCTTTGCAGACAGTGGGCTCCACGAGAGCAGCATCGAAGTCGTCGCTGACTCAGTGTCGTATGACTCTGCCCAGCGGTTCCATATCTTCGACTTTCAGCTGAGCCAGTCAAACAAGTACTTCCGCCCAGTCTTAGAGAATGGCGACGAGTTGCTGGAGGTTCGACGGAACGAAGCATTCGCTGTTGATCCAGCTGGCTACGCAACGATTGATAATCTCGAGTTGGATGGAACTGAATTCGAGATTCTACAGGAGCTTCATGACGCTGGTGCCTACACGTTTGCCGTCCGTGACTTCGACACCCTCGACATCAGTGCGTTCCCAGTAAATACGGTTGCTGGCCAGCCAGACTGGCGCGTCGTCGACTCCACGCGAACGCTTGACTACACGGACTACGCGAACCGTGTTACAGTTCACGGGCGCACGCGCGATGACGGGACAACGAACACGTCGACGAAGACGAACAATGACGAGGTGAGTCGACTCAGTGCCCAAGGAGTTGGGGACGACGGAGTCATCGAACGCTTCGAGAAAACTGCTGATGTCGAGACGCAGTCTGAAGTTGACTCTCGAGCCGAACGATTACTTGAGGAGTCAGTCAACGAGCGTGACGAGTCGGGATCGCTAGAGATTGCACCCCAACACGTTGCGCCCGGATTTACGTACTCAGTGAGCAACTGGGGAGAGGCATTTCCCTACGGTGGACAGATCGGGACGAGCTCGTTGTACTTCGACGGCAACAGTTACGTCGAGGCTGAGTTTCGCGACACGGATCAGTACAGCTACACGTACGAGTTCGTCATCCACCCACAGGAGCTGTTGGAGCTCGGTGATGGTGAGTATCAGACGCTGTTCGAATTCAAGGAGGGCGCGTACGGGAGTAAGCAGTACGTCCGCGTCTATGGGGACGGCAGTATCCTGTTTGGAGAGGGAAGCGAGGGTGGAAACCGTGCGACTCGGGCGCCACCAGGTACAATCTCCAACAATCACCCACAGCGACTCAGTGTCGTGCTTGGCCCCTTCCCGGATCGGCGTGTGTATGTCGATGGGCAGCTCGAAGTGGAGTTCGATGATTTTGAAGCGGTAACGAGCCAGATTGAGTCAGGTGAAACGTATCGCATCGGGGCTGATTTAGATGGAAACCACGGCTTCGTCGGTGGGATGGACGACGTCCGAATTTGGAACGATGCAGCCAAGTCGGGCGACTGGATATTCGAGCACCACAATGAGGATCTCATCGAGGCTGGAGTCGATCTCGACGGGATAGCTGGCTACTTCCGTTTCGACGACTTTGCGAACCCAGACACAGTACAGATAGATGGCATTCCAGAAGCTGACGGCCCCGAGTCAAGCATTACTGGTGCCGAGTTCCAATCGACAACTGGCCAGCTCGAAGAGGTACAGTACTCGCTTGGGAGTGGCGAGACAATTGCCCTTGACTTCGACATCTCCGGACGTATCGATACCGAGTTAATTCGAACGCAGCGCGTGTCTCGCTCCAACCGGCGTTCGTTGTAGTGAGAATTAACCAACAGTCGGGGCGAAGTCATGCCGATTGTTGGTTAAACTGGGCTGGCTGTCGCGGACGCATCTGACGACAACTATCTACTTTTTCCACTCATGACTAATATTCCAGCTGGACTACTAGAGACTGCAATAGCACTTGTCGCCGGAGTGTTGTTCACCCTCGTGGGCATCATTTATCGCCGATTGAAGAAGCGGATCAACGAGTTGGAGGAGAACATCGCCCAGCTTGAGTCCCAGCTTTTGAAGCTCAAGCGCGATATGGATGTTGCCCAGTCGTGGATGTTCGGGCTTGATGAAGATGAGACGAGCCAAGGAATTGCCTCTCAGATCAGCTCTATCAATAGGCGCCTGACACAGCTTATCGACGCGCTACACGACGAGGACGATCTCTACTTCGAGCGCGACGATGTCGAGGTGGAGTGATTAACTGCTAGTCAGAGGATTGAATCTCTCTGTGACTTCTCGTAACAACCTCTGTGGAGACTAATCATACAGATCCAATTCCATTCTGTTGTGAATGAGACAGGGAACGATACCAATCAAAAATAGTACGGACATATACAGAAACGGCTCCTGTCGTATGAACTGCTGATACGTGATCTCTCCCATCGCGAGTCTGAGCCACCCACCACCGGAAACAGCTGTCAAAAGTCCCACAGCACCAGAACGTAGCTCATGAGTGTACTTGTTCAGCAGCCTTCCATCGTCATGCTGTACAATAATTACACTGCCAACCAATACGGACAGCGGATACAAACCAAACGCTTCAGCAGATAGCAACCCCGCTATAATCCCTATTGGAAGGAAAATAAATGAAAGCGGGAAGCACACTAACAGCGCCAATATTGCTCCACCGATCGGGAAATTTGTCCCATTAAACTCCGACATACGAGGAGTCAGTACCGTTTCTGACAAATAAGTAACTATTTGTCTGCTAGTAAGCTAGAAGTCATTTGCTAACAATACTGACTGCGCGATCCCCGATGACGTTCAGGTTGGGCTCTGAGTCGAGGGCACCCTGTCAGTCTCTTTTGGCCACCCCGGCAGTTCGACACGTTTGGGGAGGTTCGAACCTCATTTCACATGTACTGTTCAGCCTGCAGCGACTGATATTCAACGTCGGACTCAAGCAGCTGTTTGTCGAGTAACCGGATGTCGCCGAGGGGAAGGTACCACACCTTGTCATCCTCCAATCCGAATTTCGGTTGTAATCTGACGTTGAAGTCCTCTGCCAGTGCCGGGATCATTTGTTTTAATAGATGCTTGAACCACCAGAATTCGACGTCAGTCATCTCACCGGTAGACTCTAATCGGACTGTTGGGGCGAGCCCATCTCCGTGCTTTGCATCGTGACAGCGCCGACAGAGGGTGCTAAGATTACTCAACCGATCGGATCCCCCAGCACCACGCGGGACATTGTGATCGGGATCAAGTGTCTGTACATCTCCAGTTCGGCCCAAGCAACAGGTACATCGTTGCTGATCTCGGGCGAACACAGCATTCCGCTGTTCCGTCCAACTTTTGCGTTCTAATGACTTACTCATGTTTGGGGGTACAGCAACGGTGTGATGCTTGTCCAAGGCCCACCGGTGCTGTATTTCTCCATTTGTTGATCGTTTCTCCGGGCCGACTCCTATCTACGCTCTCCGACATCAGTACTATTGGGAACCATACTATTAAGTGTAACGCGTTACAGTATAGGGTACGGATGGAATACAAAGATATCTCTGCCCTGTTGACGCCGGGGCAGCGGGACTATCTGCTGGGGAACTCGGATATTGATGCTGGCTCTGCCAACGAGCGAGCTACGAGAGCACGGATCCGAGATCGATTGACTCAGGGTGTGGGTGATCTTGCAATCCTTCAAGCAAATCTTGAGTCAAGAGACGTTGAGCAAGCGTTCGATCCCATCGATTTCAATGATGTCGAGCCAGCGTTGGCGTTGATCCTCGATGGTGTTTCTCGCGTCAGTAAATACCAGCATGGCACAAGCGACGGACAGGATCCCGATGATGAAGTCAAAGATATGTTCGCAGCATTCTACGCAGGTGCGTTGAAGAGTATGTATGTGAAGCGTGGAATCGAAGTAGAAAACATTACCGTAGATGTTGATATTGAACTTGGGAGCAATCTCGGAGAAATTTCAAAGGACAATCTCTCAGAAATGCCCAGCAAGCGTCTTATTCAGCTTTTGGAGGCAGGAGAGATCGATCGCTATGAGTTTATTGAAGCGCTTGAATCTGTAGAGGATGAACTTGAATTTGAATCAGGTGAAGACGAGCGGAGTTAG